TATCTCGCACGCGGTCATCTAGGCTCGTATACCATTCACCTACAAGCGTTTGCCCTAACACCTCTTGCGCTTTTAAGCCTGCTTGGTGCTGTGCATAGCCTAGTGCGTTTTGTGTCTCGGTTCTTGCAATGCGGTATGCTCTATAACGGCTAAATTCTTTGTATTGGTCTTTAATGTTCTTGGCTAGTTCGTCCATTGTGGCGTTTGCTTCGTTCGCCTCTTCAACCATTGCGCCAATGACTTGCCTTGTCCAATCGCTCACCATTGCAACTTTTGTGCCTGCAAGCTTTCGTATGTAGGCTTTTATTGTCTCGGTGTACGGATTAAAAAAGTCGCTTAACGCTTTGTATTCGCTCGGCTCATGGTTCTTTGTTAAGTCGTCATAATGTGCCGCGCCAATGTCTTCAACAATGCCGGTGTAACTAGCTATTAAAAAGGTTTCCCACTTGGCGGCGTTCTTCTCTAGCGCTTTTTTCCAATCGCCGCTTTTAACTGCATTGGCTAATAGCTCGCCTTCACTTTCAAAAAGCTTGGCGCTTTTGCGTGTCATATTTAAAACCCATTGCTCACGCTTTCGGTCAATACGCTTGAAATGAAAATCCTTTTGAGCATCACTGTAACCGCTTGCTTTTTGATTTTGAGCGGTGCCCCTACTCTTAGTATTAAATGAACCCATTCCGGCTTGTGTCGGCTCTTCTGAATCGTCTGCCGGTTGTTCTGTATCATCCGGCGGCGGCTCTTCATCCGGCGGCGTAGTTTGTGGGTCTTCTTGTTGTGTCGGGTCTTCCATGTTCTCTAGGATAGTCGCCGGCATTAATCCGCTTGGTAAATAGCCCATGTCGCCGCCTTCTATATCGTCAAAGCCTAGGTCTAAGCGCTGATTGATAATATTAAACGGCACACCCATTGCAAAAAGTTGTGCGGCTGTTGCCATTTTTTCCGTGTTGCTTGTTTGTAGTGCCTCCACGTTTGAAAGGTCATAATCCAAAATAACGCCTTGCCCAAACTCCGGCGCTATGGACTGATTAAAGCAATTCTTAATATCTTCAAGTAGCGGCACCAAATGGTCTTGCCAAAAAATCTTCCTTGCTGTTTCGATATTGTTGTATGTGCTGTTTTCTAATACGCCAATCATCGGCGGCGGCACATTAAAGATTGTGCATATTTCTTCACGTGTAAATTTGCGGCTATTTAAAAAATCTAGCTCCGCCGGTGATAGGCTCATTTGTTGCCACTTGGCGCCTGCTCCTAATACCCACGGCGAGCGTGCATTTTCAAAGCCTTGGTGTTGGTCGCGTATCATTTGGCGTGCCTCTTCCCATTGGTCACGTGTCAAATGGCTTTCAAATGTGAAAATACCGTCTGAAATGGCACGGTTTTGAAGTGAAACTTTTTGAAAGCGCACGGCTTCAACTTCACTATCAACCGTTCTTGCTCCGGCTTGTAGCGGTGCCATGCCCCAATAAGGGTTTGCAGGGTCTAAAAACTTATTGTGCATAATGTCGCGTTGTTCAAAGCGCTGTCTTACGCCGTCTTTCTCGTATAAATAATGGTCAATAAAATCCGTTTTACTTGGTATAACCTTCATTGCATCCGGCGGCAATTGCCACAATTCTACCGGCACCCCTCCGGCTCTTACCTTTGTAAACACGGCATTACCGCCCAAATATAAATGGTGAACCATGCCTTCTATAAGGTCTTTTCGGTTGTGAAAGGGCGTAGGATTTTCAATTAAAAGCTCCATAGGATGCCGCTTTATTTGTTGCCAATCACCATTGCGCTTTTGTCTATACGCGTACCACGGCACACTTGCCGCACTCCTAGCGATTAATTGAATACAGGCATAAACATATGTGCTAGACTTTAGCCCCTCGCTTATGGCTTTCTCGGTTGTCCAATCATTAAATTTTGCGTCTTGGTTTGTCTTCCAACTTGGCAACAACTGACTATAACGCATTGATTTTTTTCTGAAAGGGTTAAATTTCAAGCTTTGCCCCTCCTTTTCGTATATTTACAAACGGAAAAAAGCGCCCCCTATTCATTGTGGGTCGGCGCCTGTTTATTATTCTGTTGAGACTCTTTTATTTCGCTTAGTATGTCTTGCTTGGCTCGGTGTATCTCGGCTTGCAACTGTGTATAAATAAACTTGTTTTGGATTTCTATGTTATTCATTTCTTGTTGCAAGTTCTGTTGCTGTTTGGTTTGCGCTTGGTTGCTTATATGTGAAAAGATGCCGGCTAATATAACACCTTCAACAATGACGCTTGCTATAAATTCGATAATGGTTAATGTGATAGTTTCACTCATTTTCTACACTCTCTTATTTCGTCTTTTATTTCTTCGATTTCGTTATACAGTTCTTGGCTTTGCTCTTTTAAAAGCTTGGTGCTATTTGCTTTGCTTAGTGCTGTATTGACTATCACAATAGCAAGGAACATGAAAACGTTAAAATCCTGTAGACAATGCTTGAAATAGTCAAACATGGTCAATCATCCTTGTTGTTTAAAATCAATGCAAACACAATTGCCACGGCTACAACCAAAAATAAAAGGCTCCACCCATGCAAGAAAGAATACTTGCTAAATCCAAATGCTACTTGTGCGTTTTCTGTTAGCTCTTCAAAGGCTTTTTTAGCGCCTTCGTCTAATGTTTCAAACAAGATAGTTACGCCCTTCCTATAAAGAAATTAATAGCGGTTTGCCAACGTGTAAGGGCTTGGCTCATTGCATCTACCATATCGTCATGCTTTCCGGCTGGAAACTGAATTAATTCCTCGATAAAATCATTAATCCAAGGGCATATGCTCGGATGCGGTAAAAATACATTGCCTGCTTCCCATTGTGGGCTTATGGCATCCGCTCGCACGGTTTTGCCGCCCATTGGCTCAATAGGTATCATTCCACTAATCTCTTTCTTTAAATAGTCAATTATTGCCGTTCCGTTTGCTTTGTCTTCAACTAGCTTTGTATGAGCCTTTGGATGTTTAGCGGAAAAAGCACGAATAGCGGCAACGGTTTGTGGAAAGTTCATTCTGTCTCTCACTTGGTCTATAAGATATTTGTTCGCGCCCTTCTTGCCCCATGCTTGGAGCACACAAAAATCACTTGTTTTTTTGTCTTTAAAAGAGGCGTCCACGCTTATTAATTGCTCGTCTAACTGTGGCAATGTCTTGTAGAATTGAATCCATTCACGCTTGAATACATCGCCGCTATCCGGTGTGGGTCGCTGTTGAAAAAGGCTGTACCAAACCTTGCTACCAACTTCCACTTTTTTCTTTGCTGCCCATTCATTGTCATAGCCAAATTCAGACCAAAGAGGCTCGCCCTCTTCACGCCCTAATAGGTCGTTTTCTTCTGCTATTGCAGGCAGGCTTATAACTTCCCATTCGTCCGGCTCACTGGCTAGAATGCGTCCGGCTAAGTCGTCATGGTGCCAACGTGTGAGAATCACAATCGTTACACCGTTTGGCATTAAACGCGTACTTAGTGAACTTTGGTACTCTTCCCAAACACGGTTGCGGTATGTTTCGCTTTCTGCTTCTTGGCGTGTTTTTATCGGGTCATCAATAATTAAATAGTGTGCGCCGCGTCCAGTCACGCCGCCCAAGATAGAACTAAAATAAGAGCCGCCCAACTTGTCTTTGATTGTGTAATCGCTCATAGACTTATTAGCAGGGTCAAGCTCAACATTAAAAATCTCTTTGCCGTATTCTTTTACCTTTTGCCGGTTCTTTCGTCCAAACTCTTTTGCTAGGCTGTCACCGTATGAAATGGTCATTACTTTTTTATTTGGGAATTTGCCGTTTAAATAGCTCGGCAATGTTTCCGTTATCGTTTGACTTTTACCATGTCGCGGCGGCATAAAAACCATTAACTTTTTTAGCTTGCCTTCACATATGCGGTGTACGGCATCGCACAACAAAAAATGGTGCCTAGCCGGTATATATCTACCGTTATGCACCAATTCACAATAAAAAGCGTAGTCTTTACGTGCCGCCGCCCTTATATATAATTCTTGGTCTTTTGCGCTTATCATTCGTTTTGCTCCAATGATTGTTGCCTTCTCCATAACTGGCGCACTAATTCAACCGTTTGTGGGTCTGTTTCTATTTGGTGTTCTATTAGCAT